CAGACTTCGATACAGGTGTTAGAGCAAATAGATTAGATCAGATGGCTGCACCAACAGCTTCAGTTTCATTAAACAGTCAAACAATAACTAATTTATCCGATCCTGTTAATACACAAGATGCTGCAACAAAAGGATTTGTAGAGGCCACTTCACAAGGGCTTGATGTTAAGGACTCTGTAAAAGTAGCAACAACTGGAAATATTACAATATCAACTGCATTGAATAGTGGAGATTCAATAGATGGTGTTACTCTTGCCGACAACGATAGAGTCCTTGTAAAAGATCAATCAACAGCCAGCCAAAATGGTATATATATTGTTGGATCGTCACCAGCTAGAGCAAGTGATTTAGCTGCTGGTGCAGACGCAGCAGGAATGTTCACCTTCGTAGAACAAGGTTCTGTTAATGCTGATAATGGGTTCGTTTGCACTAGCAACAAAGGATCAGCAGTAGTTGGCACGAATAATCTTACTTTTGCTCAGTTCTCAGGTGCAGGTCAGGTAACAGCAGGTGACGGTTTAGATAAGTCTGGAAATACTCTATCTGTTGATTTGAAAGCTAATGGTGGACTTGTTATTGAGTCGACTGAAATTGCTATTGATCTAGCTGCCAGTTCTATAACAGGAACTTTACCTGTCACTAAATTAACAAGTTTGACATCTACCGTAAGTGAGTTGAACGTGTTGGATGGCATTACCTCGACCACCGCAGAATTGAATTTAATGGATGGTGGAACCTCAGCCACATCAACGACTTTAGCAGCAGCAGACAGATTTGTTTGCAACGATGCAGGAACAATGAAACAAGTCGCACTGTCTGATCTAGTTACATTTTTAGAAGATGAAAGTGCATCTAGTTTCAATATAGATGGTGGATCTTACTAAGCCATAGGAGGTAAAAGCCAATGGCTAATCAAATTCGATTTAAGAGAGCAAGTGGTAGCGATCCAGGTGCTAGTGATCTTGTTTTAGGCGAACCAGCCGTTAGAACCGATACAGGTGAACTATTTTTTAAAAAGGATAATGGATCGGTAGCAAAAGTATCAGGTGGTGTAGAAGATGGAGATAAGGGAGATATAACTGTCAGCAATAGCGGTGCAACTTTTACTATTGATAATGATGCGGTTACCTATGCAAAGATACAAAATGTTTCGGCTACAAATAGGATATTAGGTAGAGATTCTAGTGGTGCAGGGGCTATTGAAGAGATAACTCCAGCTAATCTTCGCACTATGATAAATGTAGAAGATGGTGCTACAGCCGATCAATCTGCAAGTGAAATAAAAAGTGCTTATGAATCTAATAGCGATACTAACGCTTTTACTGATGCCCTACTTTCAAAATTAAATGGAATTGCTAGTTCTGCTACTAATGTCACCAATAATAATCAGCTTACTAACGGTGCCGGCTATATTACTTCTACTCTTACTGAAGAACAAGTAGAAGATTTTGTAGGTGGTATGGTTACAGGAAACACTGAAACAGGAATTACTGTTACATACCAAGATTCTGACGGAACTCTTGATTTTGTTGTTGCCAGCCAAACAGATAATAATTTCACAACAACACTTAAAAATAAATTAGATGGAATTGCTACAGGGGCAACTAATGTCACAAATACGAATCAATTAACAAATGGAGCAGGGTTTATAACTGCGACTTTAACAAATGAGCAAGTTCAAGATATTGTCGGAGGGATGGTCACTGGTAATACTGAGACAGGAATTTCAGTTACTTATCAAGACGGTGACGGAACATTAGATTTTGTTGTAGGCACACTTAATCAGGACACAACAGGAAATGCAGCAACAGCGACAGCCCTTGAAACAGCAAGAACTATTGCAGGGGTTAGCTTTGATGGGTCAGCAAACATATCTCTTAACAATAATGCAATTACAAACGGTGCTGGATATATTACTGGATCTTCTTTAAATGCTAGTAACTTATCATCTGGAACAATACCTGACGCACGTTTTCCCTCTACGCTTCCAGCAGTTGATGGATCGAATCTAACAGGTATATCGGCTGGTGCTACAGGCGGTGGATCTGATGAAGTATTTTACGAAAATGACCAAACTGTAACTACAAACTATACTATTACTAACGGCAAAAACGCTATGGCTGCTGGTCCTATTACAATAAACAGTGGTGTTACTGTTACTGTTGGATCGGGTGAAACTCTTACTATTGTTTAATTTATGAAAGCAATTATTGAAAAACAAATCCTTCAATGGA